AACCATGTCGTTTCATTAATACCATTGACTTTACCGGTCTTCACCCATATAAGGACATGACTGAAGAACAACTATGGTCTGCGCTAATAGATCAATTACCCAATGATGAACCAAAGAGTAAGATATGCGCAATTCCCGAAAAGGGCGGTAAATACAGGATAGCCAACGTGGCTGACATTAAGACTACAAGTCAGGCACAACCACTTGGTGATCAGGTTACTTCGTTATTAAAACGGCATCCAGCAATTAAAGGGGCATTCGTTGACGACCCCACGTACAATGCTGGGAGACTATGGGACGACAAAAGGTTAACACTAATACGGAGATTTTACTCCACCGACATGAACCAATCTACAGACACGCTTAAGAAAGAGGTCGTATACGCGGTTGTAGAGGGTATGGCAGCAGCACTAGACTGGACCCCATTGCAAAAAGCCAGAGCAATGAGAACAGTGCAACCGATGAATCTTTACGATAACGAGAATACCACGTTATACGGAAAGAACTTACACGGAACACTGTTAGGTCTACCACTGAGCTTTCCCATACTATGCTTAACACATTTATACTGTGTACAAGCAATGTCCAGAACTGGTATACGGAGAACCATCGTATACGGGGACGATATGGCGAGTTACTGTACTACGTCTGACTGGGATCTTTACGTCAAACGCTGTAACTCGGTCGGGTTCACTTTAAATCAAAGTAAAACACATATTAGTGATATAGGTTTCACCTTCTGTGGGAAGATCTATAAAGTATACGGATCACACGTAAAGTGGATCAGAGCATCAAAGCTATCAATTGTAACTGGTGCTTCCTCAGCGAATAAGAGCTGGCTGAGTACATTATCTCAACATTCTGAAGCAAGCCACTTAATGAACTGGTGGCAAGCTGCACGAATTCGTGACAGATGGGTACAGCGAGAACCTCGCATCAGCGATATCTTTAAACGCAACCAAGTTCCATTATCAGGATCTATAGATAATGGGGGGCTTGGGTTTAAAGGTAGACTCACCCGGTCGCAAAGGAAAATTGCGATACTACGGAGCTACACTGATTCGCATAAACCATATAATTTCATATGGGATACAAGGAAACTCGCAAGTCACATTCGTCTTGCTGCTAAAAGAGCTTATAAGCAGTTTGAGATGGAATCGCACCGCTTGAAGTTGAAAGGCACTATTATACCAAAAGGTGCCCCTCATCTGAACTCAGAGGAATTCTTGAACTATTTCATGATTTCCAACTTACATCAGGCCGCGAACAGCCTTACTCAATACAAGTTCTGTAAAGAGAGTAAGCGTTCACCTTCAAGGATAGCTAAACAGATACGTATACATTCTAAGTATTTGGTCGATCTTTATGACAAAAATACATTAAAACTATCGTTACCCGGATCTCCAAGTGTTAGACATGTCATCAAAGCAATGAACAGTCTCAAACACAATGACAAGTTTGATCCAGGGGAAGTTGAGGCGATACTCAATGGACTTCCG